TCATGACACATATAGTATAAATATAAATTGTATCATTCTTTTTATTTAAAATCATAAGCATTGATGGCCTTGTCATCTATCCACACATCATAATCAGGTTTTCCCATATTGAGACTATGATATTTCACGTCCCATGAATCCAATTGTTCTATGGTTAGTTCTTCCCAATTGATTCCCGAGTTTGCACCGCGTGCGGTCCAATAATGTACTTCGTGTCCTTGTTCGTACAATTGGTTAAATGATGCAATCTTTTCAATGTCGGGTACACAAGAAGTATATTCGCTATTTGTTTTGCTACAAATGGTGCCATCAATGTCAATCATATATTTGATTTTCATTTTATGAAAGGGGATTTGTGGCTTACGAAAAGAGACTTGACGAAATCCATAATGTTGGTGATTGGATAAACCATATACACAATTCATCAAAAACATCAATATATGAGCTTGTAGTAGCTTCATTATACTTTATATATAAAATACTTTATATATAAACTACTTTATCTATTTCCATACAATATGATTATAGTTGGATATATTCAATCAATGCCTTGTTTTCATGAATACGTTTGTGTTTGATTTTGTCTTTTTTTTCTTCTTTAGAACTCATATAATATTGAATTGTTTCCACCAGTTCTTGATAACTATAATTATCACACGCAATTGGTTTCGGTTTGCATTGAAATAGAAGATCAAGTACATGATTCAAGATATCTTCATCTTTTTGAATGTAAAACGAACAATTCTCTATGTAACAAGGAGCATTACTGTGAATGATGTTTTTATACAATTGAATGATTTCATTGTATTTGTCTTTTTTTTCTCCATATACATAGTCAAAAATACACACATCGTGGCAAAATATGGAGGCATTGTCGTGATTAATGGTTCGCACACAATGATTGAAATTATTACATGTAGATACATGATCTTGGCGATCATGATTAAATCTAAATGTATTATGGGATATAGACCGATACATACAAATATAACATTGAATTGCATAGGTTTCGTTGCATTTGTATATATGTTCGAACCCATCTATTTTATCCATAATATATGGATTTCGTATATTATGTTTGATGTTATTTATCACGTGTGTGATGTTATGGTATTTATATAACTCGCTGATTTTGTCTTTTTCTTTGATATTATAGTTGTATAAAAATATATTTTCTTCATATAAATATCGGTATGTATCCATTTTAGACTTGATGTCATCTTTCCATAATTGATTTTCAAAACAATCTACAATGATAAAGTTTGTGAAAGAGTTTTCCATAATGAGCTTATTGATTAATTCAAATCCAAACCAATTGTATCCCCCAAGTATTAGTAGATTTTTTGGCATTGTATAGATATAACACGATTATTTAAATATTAATTCATATCATCAAAAAATGTAGGCATATAGTATAAACATGGCTCAAAAGGCAAGAAACACTCGGCGATCCCAACGCAAGGCACAAAGACGACAAAACAAGACGCAACGACGCAAGACATCCACCCGCAGAACGCAAAGACGCAACAATCAATACCGCAAAAAGAGAAAAGGTGGTGGATGAAAAGGACTAAACCCTTAGGGGGCCTCTTGTACTTTGTTCTAAGAAATGCGTTATGACAATCCAAGGATTTATGTTTTTGTCTTTGGGTTTGAAATTGTATTTCAATGGGTTTAAACAAATCTATTATAAGAACTCTATAAATGAACGAAGAACAGCAAAAACTGTTAAATGACATGATTCAAGAAAACGACACAAAAGACAATACCGGATTAATTCGTAATTTGAAACATAGTGTAAACATACGGAAAGAAGTAGCAATCATTCAAAATATAAAACGAAAATCCCACAATAATAATTTTAAATCTCTTGATAAAGAAGCACAGGCACAAGGATGCACGTTTCTATTTCAACATTACCCCAATATTTACAATAAATTATTGAAAAATGAAATTCAAATTAAGATATTGTATCGTTTTTTAGATGAATTGGAGTCTATTGAAAAGGGCAAGCAAGATCAACATGAAGCATCCTATAAAATTGGTATGTTATTGAAAGAAATGTACGTGGATAAACGAATCGACCAAGAAAAGGAAGAAAAGAGCAATGCTCCATCTAAAAAAGTAAAATCAAATATAACATACGAAGAATATAAAAGACAAATACAAAAATAAAATTGATTAAATAGATTTGTCTTTTATTCTATATACAATGAATCAAAAAAAAACATTAATCATCGTGGAGTCTCCATCTAAATGTAAAAAGATAGAACAATACTTGGGTAAAGCCTATAAAGTGATTGCATCGTACGGACATTTTACGAAATTGGATTCCTTGGACCAAATTCAGTTTGATACTTTTCAAATCCAATATAAAGTGGATAAGGGAAAAGTATTAAAAACCATTAAAGAAGAAATCAAGAAAAGCAAAGAGGTTATATTAGCCACGGACGATGACCGCGAAGGGGAAGCCATTGCCTGGGCGTTATGTGTATTTTGTAAGTTGCCTATACAAAGTACAAAAAAAATGGTATTTCAAGAAATTACAAAACCCGCCTTAACCCGTGCGCTTGAAAATATAACAACGATTAACATGGATCGAGTAAAGAGTCAACAAGCACGGCAAATATTGGATATATATTTAGGTTATAAAATTAGTCCATTGTTATGGAAATACGTACAACACAAGTTGTCAGCGGGACGATGTCAAACGCCAACCTTAAAATTAATTTACGAAAACCAACAAGAATGTGATTCTTTATCCAATGATACTCATTATATTGTAAAAGCCATCTTTACGTCAAAGCGAATCCCCTTTCAATGTAGTGGACCCATTTCAAAGGATACCATAGAAACATACATGGACAAGTTGGCTCATAAAAAAGACTGGACTCTTGAAAGTAAAAAAGAAAGACAAATCACGGAAAATCCACCACGAGTATTGATCACAAGTACATTGCAACAAAAAGCACATCAATTGTTTAAGTATAGTCCCAAAATGACCATGAAATACGCACAAGAGTTGTATGAAAATGGATTGATTACGTATATGCGAACAGATAGTGCGTGTTATTCGTTAGAGTTTATAGAATCCTTGAAAAAACATATTATACAGAATCACGGAAATGAGTATCTTCATAAAAATATCCATAGTCTTCAACAAAATAAAAATAAATCAAAAGCTCAAGAAGCACACGAAGGCATACGAATTTGCGACATTCAAAAACAAGAAGCCAATGTGAAAACTAGCGGAGCAAATACCTTATACAAGTTTATCTATAAACATAGTATTCAATGTGCCATGAGTCCAGCGACGTTTCACGAGACGCAATATAATACATGTATATTGATGGAAACTACTTTTAAACATACCAATAAGACTCCCCTATTTCTTGGATGGAAGATCTTAGACAAGGAATCAAGTGTTTTGTCTTTTGTCTCTTATTTAACTCATATATATGATTCAAAAACAACAATGAGTCTTCCTTTTGCGGAAGCCAACGAGTGCTTAGCCCAAACCAAATCACATTATCATGAAGCTTCCTTAATTCAAAAGTTGGAATCTCTGAACATAGGTCGTCCATCTACATATGCATCTATTCTTCAAAGTGTATTAGATAAAAAATATGTTATCAAAGGCAATATAGAAGGTAAAGCGGTGTCGAGTATTCAATTTGTCTTTCTTTTAGAACAAGGGGTTCAACAAAAGAAAGAAGACAAAATACTTCATCAGGAAAAAAATAAACTATCTATTACCCCATTAGGTAAACAAGTATGTGAATTTTGTTATAGCCATTTTGATAAAGTATTTCAATATGAATTTACAAATAAAATGGAAGAAGAATTGGATGAAATTGAACGTGGAAGTTTATGTCAAGAAAAAGTACTGAATCCCTATATTCAAATTGTGTCGTCTTGGATTGAAAAAACGAAGCAACATTATAATGAAAATCCAGAAGAAGTGAAAAAGGTAAAAGATCAATCGATTCATTGTGGTACTTATCAAAATGAACCCCTGTTTATTAAAAATGGAAAATTTGGGTACTACTTATGTATAGGAAAAAAAGACAAAATCAGTTTAAAAGAGTTCAAGGGATTTTCTGTGGAACAAAAAATAAAAGATCAAAATGAGATCCAAGAAAACGAAAAACAAACATTAATTGATTATATGGAACAGCGTAAAGTGATTCGCAACGAAAATATATGTCTGGAATTATCACCTTGTTGTTCCATACGAAAAAGTAAATATGGTTATTATGTCTTTTATCAGAAAAAGGGGATGAAGAAGCCTCAATTTCTAAAATACAATGATGAAAAAGATGAAGAAAAGGAAACCCGTCTTTCTTGGATCGAATCAAAAGACAAATCACAAATAAGTGCTTATATTGCGAAAAAATATAACATCAGTATATAATGAGTAATCCAGATACTTTGAATGAGTTGTTTAAAGAAATACGAAAATCTAAATTTGTAACTGAATCCGGATTAACTTCCCGAGTTCTATTTTGTTTTATTTTTATTGCTCTTATTTCAAAACTAATTTTTTCATCCTTTAATAGTGGCGATCCTTATGGGAGCAATGGTATAGCTACTATAAATATCATGTCTTATTTGGTCATTATTGTTTCATTGGTGGCATTGGTATTTACATCCGTTATACTGAAAATGCACCAAGACGATGATGATATGAAATTATTAAAACTAATATCGTGGGATTTGATTGTAATGATCATTTATTTGTTTTGGGTGATATCTATTAATATGAAGTACTATAAAAACATTAACTTAAACCGCGTACCTCAAGGATTCTTTTTATATTCAAATCTTACCCATGGTGTGATAACTCTTCAATTGTTTTTCTATATGTTGAACTATATCATTCAACTCAGTGAAAACATAGATGGTGATACCTCATTTGTAGAAAAAATAAAAAGGTTACATTATTTACTTATGGTTTTGAACTTTTTATTGATATTGATTCAGCAGATTATATTGGAAAACTTTACGGTTGACATTGCATAATATAATTTATACACAATTCCTATATGAGTATGATCTTCCCATATTCCGGAAATTTTTAGATACAAAGGTTGATAGTTTGGATGATTGGTAGAAACATAACTCATGTCTTTTTGGATAAATTCTTCATAAAGAGAACATTTTATTTTTTTGGATACATGTTGATTCATACAAGACAATAGAAGTATTTCTAATTTTCGAATCTTTTCAAAATTAGGATCTTGTTTATCAATCTTGACACGAGTATATGGATCTTTGTTATAAGAAGACGGATTAAAATTTATTTGAAATAGTAGATATTTTAAATGAACGTTGATATCACTATATAAAAGTTTATAATAATAGAGAAACTTGATATTTTGATTTTTCACAGGCATTTTAAATATAATTTGATGTTGTTTTATTTCATCAATGTTGCTTATATATTCCATTGAAAACTATATATAAATAGTAGGCGTATACTATTTATATATTATTATGAGTACATTTGACGATCATCTTATTAATAAAAAAAAAAATTCAAAATGTTCTTTTTTACAAGAAAATCCAAACAATCATTGTATTGTATATGATACAAATCACCTGAATAATTATACATACATATTAAATCAAATAAAAAGTCAAAGTAAAAGTGAATTAAAATATTGTAGAAAAACTGTTATATCCTATAATGAAAAAGAATATTCTTTTATAACAAGTGATATTCATATTGAGGTTGATTTTGAACTATTGGGGGTAAATGAAAACGCTATTTTTTTCGAATTGTTTAAACATGTGTCTGAAAACATGATACTAACCAAATCTATCTTTTATATCGTATGTTTACATTATAATGAAATCAAACAAGAGTTATTACAAGTATTTCATAGTTTTCTGGACGTTCCAAAAATTTATATTATCATGTTGACGAATGAAATTTCATTTATTCCAACAACGATTCTTAGTCATAGTATCATAAAGAAGTCTAAATCCACAATCCATTCCAAATATAATACGGAATATGAAAAAAGAGCATTGACACTTGTAAATTGGATTATAAATGACAATAACGTAAGTTTATTTATATGGAGAGAAAAACTATACGAGTTATTGATTTTCAATGACAACATTCATAAAAGTTTTTCTTTTATCATTCAAAAATTAATAGAAGAAAATTATATTCAAGAAGAAAACATGAATATGGTTTTTGAAAAATACAAAGAAATCATACGAAAATTCAATAACAATTATAGGACGATCTACCATTTAGAGCTTTTTATTGTTTATTTAAGAAATTTAAAAAATTAATCCTATTTCCTTGTATGACATATAGCATCAAGGAATGCTGTGATGTATTTGATATAGGTGATTTATTAAGCATAAATAAAAGTCAAATCAGAAAAAAGTATCATAAATTGTGTTTGAAGTATCACCCGGATAAAAACAATCATGCTCAAAGTTACGAAATGTTTATGAAAGTTCAAAAATGTTACGAGATATTACTTCATTATAAAGACAATGTTCATGAACAAAAGGAAGAAGAAAAGGAAGAAGAAACCTTATATGACTATTTTTTGTCTTTTTTCAATGTAGATAATTTGGAAAAAATATTGGCATGGATGAAAGATTATAATAAACACAATGTGATTCAATTACACGTCTCATGGGATCAAGTAATCAACAAAGAGATTTATGTACATGAAAATAATTATATACCGTTGTGGCATAAATCCGTACATTTGAAACATAGTGGTAACAGCGAACAATTGTTTTATATTATGGTGTCAAACATGCCAAACCATATAAAACGACTAGATAACAATGATTTAATCATCTATGATACATCTACATCAATGAGTGTTGGGAATCATCATCGTATTTACGTTTCTGATACAAAGGTATTTACCTTATATATGACACCTGAAATTATTTCAAGAAAATATCATATTTTTTTGAAACAAGGTATACCGCGACAAAATACCGATTTTATCTATGATATTGGCGAAATTTCAAATGTGATTGTTGTTTTTACCAACCAAATAGATCTTCACACCATGCATCAATGACACTAGGTTGTTCTAAATGTAACTCTTTAGAAATAATCGTTTCCATTGCATAAAAGTATTTATTTGGTTGACCGGTCATATTATAATGACACGATTTGAATAATTCTGTTTCCATGGGATCATTATAAAATATCAAATCCTTTCTATAAATGGCTCTTATCAAGAGATAAAAAGACTCTCGATTGTATACATATATATAGGGATGTTTGATATGTGGTCGTGGTAATACTTTACAATAACAGAACAAGTCATGAAATGATATTTCATATTGATGTTCTGTAATACATGATTGAGTATTAGCATGAATTATATCATATTGTTTGCATCTTCCAATGAAAACTTCCAATGGATTAATGGGATGAATATAGGGCAACCGAATCGGTTCATATGTTTTTTGAATTATACATAACATATAATCCTTAAAATGAGAAAGGTCATGAAATAAGAATTCTTTAATCACTGAAGGAATAAAACTGGCACGATCATAACTCGAAAACATGCGTTGAATACACAATAAAATGAAAAGAATTTCAACCTTTTTTTGTTGGATTATTTTACACAGAAGAATATATTCTTTTATGCTTTGTGTCTTGAAATCGGTTATGGAATGATTCCATCCCCACTTTGCTTCGTATGCATATCTCCAATATTTTCCAGGATGGGGATGTTTCATTTCAGTTTGAAGACGATAATAATCCAATATAGACAATAAATGCCAATCATCGTTACACGGTATACTTGAAAATGTTGGATGACAACCGCGAATGGATTTTGCAACAAAAGAAGAAATCATATATATGACAAAGAATATAATCATTATTCTTTATTTAAATGACACTTTATAATTGGTGTTATTTCATTTGTTAGAGTATTGCTATTTATATTTAAGGTCTTTTTTTCAATTATTTTCGCATTTTTATATATCGACATACGACTAGAGTGTGATTTATGATGAATATTGGATCTATGTGTCATACTTGTATTTACATAAAGAATAAACGATGATCTTATATACATATAAGGTAATATGTCAGCATATTGTTTATTATAACAATCTTTTAACATTGTTTGTGCGTTGAAAGTTATCACTAGATTTGATTTTATTAGAGAACCAAACAATAATGCCGCATAACCACCCGCAGAATACCCAATACATATAATTCGTTTATAGTTTCCATTTTTGATTATATTCATTAAATAATCTTGGGTTTCGTTGATTGATGTGGAAATTCCAGTGATTCCTTTATGATACCATTGATTTTGTTTATCCATAAAAAAATATAAATCCGCCTTATTTTTGTATTCGTTAGATAAGTAATTTAAAAATTCAAACTTTGGTTTAAATTTATCGACAAGCATTCCGTGACTCGCAAAAGATAATATTAGATTTTCAGAGTTACATAAAATCTTATATTCGCTTGACATATATAGATATATGATATAATATATCTATATAAGTCCATGGCGGGATTCGAACCCACAACCCTTTGATTAGAAGTCAAATACGCTTCCATTGCGCCACACGGACAATAAAAAATATTGTTTTCTATATTAGTTTTCTATTTTTATTTTCAATTGTGTTTCATGATTGGTGCGTTTATTTTTGTTTATCTATTGTTGCGTTTATTTTTGTACTATATCTATCTTTTTTAAAATTATGTTTCATATGTTTACGTCTTTTTCTTAACAACTCGCTTCTTCTTGGGCTTTTCTGGCTCTGCCTTGAGCTCTGCCTCAACCTCGGGCTCGGCTTCTTCGGTTGATACATCTTCTTCTACGGAACCTTCTTCAACAACATCTTGTTCGTCATCACTTTCTACAATCGCATTGTTTGTAGATTCTACGACTTCTGGCGTAGATTGATCTTTTTGAAGTTGTTCCCGATCTTCATCCGACAAGGCAATATGACACTTTCCCTTGACAAGGGTTTCATTGGCCTTGACCATGGCTTGAGATAGCTTCCACGAAACACCAAAGTTACCATTTGCAAACCAAAGGCCACCACATTGGAGAATACACGCTACATTACAACCCTTTGGGATGATTGTTTCTGGGGAAGTACCAGAAGAATTCGGAAGGAGCATTACATTATTATTATCAAAGAGTTCAAACTTGAATTCATTTTCCCACGTTGGGAGCTTTACTTTGATCGTTGGACTACGAGTCTTATCCGGTTCGCTGTTTTCATCCTTGGGATACTTCAAAATCGGATTCCAAAACGCCTCGATCACTTCCTTGCTTTGATTCTTTCCAAACCATTCCTTGCTGTTCTTGAAAGCTTCTTCCTTGATCTGAGTTTCCATATGATTCAACATATCAAGAAATTCCTTTGTTGCCTTTGTCGCAAATTCTTCACGAGGAAATTGGAGCGACATAGAATAGGATGGGCCATAATTGTTCTCAAATACATTTACACCCCACGTCAGCATTAGCGGAGTATGGACCATAATAGAGCGCTTTGTATTAGAATTAATAATACCGATACTTTTACCACCAGAAGAATTTACTTTTGGCTTGGTGAAAAGCATGTGCTGAGAAGGAATGAATTGGTCGGGGGTTACGATCATTGATGCCATGTTTTTTGTTCTTACTTAACCATACTGTAGCCCTGTCTTTAAATCAATTTTTTTTCAAATTCACACCGTGTCACGTAAAAGTTGAAACCACTATGTGTTGTAAAAGATTTAAATAAATATCCCTATAGTATCTATAATAGATATGCAAAAAAAATCAAAATATCAAATGAACTATAAATACTATTTTAAGGAGTTTTCTTTCAAAAACGAGTCAACTAAAAATAAAAATATTCCTTACGTAACACATCACAAAGATTATGAATATCTTGTTCGTTATAAATATACAATCAAAGATTTACAAGCCATTTTGAAACGATTTGAATTGCCAAGATGTAAATCAACAAAAAAAGATGACATAAAACATTTCACGACAAACATGTTATATTTATCAAATATTGTATGTAAAATTCAAAAACAATGGAGAAATCATTTTATTCGTAAATTCAACGAAACCTTAGGACCGAGTTTTCGTAACTCTAAACAATCGAACAATATAGATGATTTTCTTACAACGGAAAAGATAGAAGATATCAATTATTACTATTACTTTAGTTTCAAAGACAGTGATGGATTTATATATACATTTCATCTTGTTTCTATCGTTTCATTATTGGAAAAAAATATACGCAAAAATCCCTACAATCGAAAATCATTTGATGACTCCATTATTCAACTTGTTCGCAAACGAATCAAATACAACAAAATTTTAAATCAAACAAAAGAGTTTCAAGACTATGAAGTGAAACCAACCACCATACATGATCGTATATTACAATTATTTCATAAAATGGATCAGCTGGGTAATTATACAAATAGTCTTTGGTTTTCCCAATTATCTCCACGAAATATTCGCATTTTTATATATGAATTATATGAGATTTGGAATTATCGCGCACAATTGACAACTGAAATAAAAGAAACCATATGTCCTCCAAATGGAAATCCATTTCGTATTCTTCCAAGAAATTTTATCGCAAATATGAATGATAGTAGGCAACATTATTCAAACCATTTTTTACGTAGCTCTGCTGTGAATATTATGGAAAAATTCATTTATAGTGCGCATGATGATACAAATAAAAATTTAGGGGCTCTTTATGTTTTAAGTGCGTTGACTCTTGTATCAGAAGATGCGCGTGATACCATGCCGTGGCTTTATGCGTCGGTATTTCATAATTAAATTAATGTAAAAACAATATAAACACAATACACCGTAATAGTGTATAAAACAAGATGACCGCCGCGATTAAAACCCCTAAGAAAACCACGAAAACTGCCTCCGCCCCAGGAAAGCCTGTGAAGAAGGTCGTGAAGCCCAAGACCACTACCAAGCCAGCTCCTGTGAAGAGTGCTCCTGTAGTTACCCCTGAACCCGTTCAAAACGTAGAAGTCGTTCCTGTTGAAACCGCTGCTACGATTGAGAAGTCCATGGGCGACGTACTTACCGGTTTCTCGGAAAGCATTCAAACTCTCACCCTTGCCCTTAACAAGATGAAGACCGATTTCAAGGTCCTCGAAAAGCAAGTTCTCAAGGAGGCTCGTTCCATGGACAAGGTCAACGCAAAGCGTAACAAGAACAAGGGTTCTCGTGCTCCTAGTGGCTTCGTCAAGCCTGCTGGTATTACGAAGGAACTCGCCAAGTTCCTTGGTGTACCAGAAGACACGAAGATTGCCCGCACAGATGTAACGAAGCTTATTACGTCGTATGTCAAGGAACACAACCTCCAAGACAGCAAAAACGGCCGAAAGATTCTTCCTGATGCTAAGCTCAGTGCTCTTCTTGGTGTAAAGTCATCGGACGAAGTGACTTACTTCAACCTCCAAAAGTACATGAAGCCTCATTTCGTGAAGGCAGAATAAATACATTTCTTTTTAATGAAAGTCATATATATTAATGTTTTCTAATTCAGAAAAAATATACATCATAATAAAGATATCCAAATATAGTTATCACACCATAAAATAAAATACAATATCATATTTTATTTTATTTTATTACACGTTTATTTTTATTACATCTTTAATATCATTTTCAAAAACTTATTTAAACATGTAATCATCGTCTTATATATTATGGCAGCACAATTTGACCTATCTATATTGGCAACTTTACAAAGTAAATTTAAGGATCTTGAAGATGAGATTCATTCCAAAAAAGAGTCACTTCGTAAAAAAAACCAACAATTACAAGGTTATATAGGTGAAATCCAATCTATAGAATCACAAAAATTATCATTAGAATTAGAAATCGGCGAAGAAGGCAAAGAACTGGTTGCGTTAGAAGAAACATTTAAGGAAACAAGTAATCAATTTAGTCAAGTGCAAAAATCTGCATCCGAAATACTTTCCATGTTTCAGTAGTTTTCGCGTTTAAAACATAGATAATACTTATTTAGATTCTATTAAATTTTGATATATCTTTTACACATTTGAACGTACGAATGTCTAAAAAATTAATTATAGAAATAAAAGTACATAAAAAATATAACATAAAAAATATAATATAAGAAAAAATGAAAATTTTAATAGCAACACCCGCATATGGAGGATTAGTATATTCAAAATATACAGAGAGTTTGGTATATACATGCTTTATGTTAAAGATGATGAATATAGATTTTCAATTGAAATATATAAATAATCAAATCGTAACAAGAGCAAGGAATATGTGTAGTTCAATATTTTTAGATGATGAAACATTTACACATATGTTATTTATAGATGCAGATGTGGTATGGGATCCATTAGACGTACAAAAATTAATAATGCATGAAAAAGAATGTGTAGTAGGAGTATATCCAAATAAATGTTATTATTGGAATAATGGTAAATTAATATTAAACCCAAGTAGTGTGATAAAAGAGCCATTAGAAATAAATAAAGGATTAACAAAATTAAAATACGGAGCAACGGGATTTATGCTAATCGCTCGAGGTGCATTAGAAAAAATAAAACACGATGTAGAAATATTTTATTTACCAGATTCTGAAGGAAAAAAAATAAAATTATATAATTTTTTTGATTGTAAAGTTGTAGATGAAGATTATTTAACAGAAGATTATCACTTTTCTTATTTATTAAATAAAAATGGAGGAGATATATATGCAGATATGTCAATAAGATTAACTCATATTGGTACACATGAATATGGCGAATTAATAAATTAAAAGATATATTAAAATTACTAAAATATTTTTTTAACATTATAGTTCTATTATTTAAATAAAAAATACTTATAAATGGATCTACAATCAATTCCAATAAACGTACAAGAACACATTCAATCTTATTTATATTTTTCATATCCTGTTGCGAAACATATAAGAATTGTGAATTATATTATTGAGAATTATGTATCTTTTTTGATGGATGAACTCAAATACGTCTTTCATACACGTGTTGCCACATTGTATTTTCGTATGATGAAGTTTCTATATAAAAACCATGTAATTTACGAAAAAGTGAAAAAAAACATACATACTCACGTTGAACCATTAGAAGACTATGGAACCCACGTGATTTACGAACACATTGAAAATATATTGAACTCCATGAATATTGTAGAAAATCAACGCGCTTATAATGAAATCATGTTTGGAATCACTCTATAAATCCCTTCTTGATAAACATTATTTAGATCTTCTTGTTTTTTTATGTTTTTTTCTATGTTTTCTGGTTCTTTTTCCCCCTCTTTTCAACTTGTTTTTTAAGGTAACAGCAAAATCCATTTTCCATAAGTCAACACTATTAGACACTTTTTGGGTGAATGATTTTATAGTGTTCATGACACTTTTTTTACGCGTTTTACAATCGACCTTTATGATTTTTGTTTTATCTTTTTCTTCTTTTTTTTGATCTGTTTCTTCTTTTTTTTGATCTCTTTCTTTCAATGTAATATGAACGGTTATATTACCAACTCTACCCTGGTTTGGTGTTTCTATACTATTTTCATCTATTGATATTTTATGAATGGAATTCGATATGAATTTACCACTTTCTTTACCCGAACTAACAGTGCTCGTTTTTAAACTAAAAGGTATATTTTTTTTTAACATTAAACGAGTTTGGTTTTCTAAAATTTTCTTATTGTTCTTATCTTCTGACTGCGTGTCATTCGGAAATGTAATTGCTTTATTAAAGGATGCTTTTTCGTGATTTAAACAATATAAATAAAATTCTTCGATTTTGCTTTTATTCGTACAAATATCAATGATAAATTTATTTAAAGTTAAATTGGAACTTTGTCGATTGTGAAAACTTTTGACATGGAATAAAGTAAAATAAAATCCGGGAATAAAAAGAAACTCTCTTACATTGCGAGTTGTTTCAGGAAAAATCTGTTTAGAATCAAGAGGCTTCTCTTCATCGGATACATTTTGTTTTTTGATTTTATATAATTTACCATGATGAGGCGTAGTTGGATTTTCTATGTTATATAATTTTGCCATGAACACAACTCCTGCTTTTAGTGTTTTTGATTTTAAGTACAAACGATCATAAGATGAATCATTTGAGGAAGAAATAGGTTCTATTTTTAGTTCAATGTCTTTTGTATTTTCATTTATAGTAAAAGATTGATCTTTAATAATCGTTATTTTATGATGATTCACATAATAATCATAAGTATTTTTTAAAGATAATGTTTTATTCTCCGAAAAAAAATACTCTTTTTTAGATCCTTGATAATCACGAATGTTATAAGAGATTTCAAATTTCTCTATCTTTGAAAACGAGCTTGATCCCAGTCTCTTTTTTTGATATAAGTTTAACTCTTTATGTAACTCTTGAATGATGAAAATGATATATTGATATAAAGGTTCGAAAACATTTTGTTGTATGTTTCTAAATTTGTTTTCCATTGTACTTTTGTAAGAGTCCCAATCGTTTTTTTTAAAAATATCAACAGAAATCCAATCTGGTACAATTTCATCTTCATTTCTTATAATCTTTAATTCTGTTTTGTTGAAAAAGGTTTGAATGACATCATTTAATAATTTGGGTATAGTTCCACTTTCAAAGTTTTCTTTTTTTCGTAAAGAGGTTTCATCGTTTTTTTTATACAAAGCATGGCGTATTGCATATAGATCTTTTGTTTTTTTTCCAAAAAAGAGCGTGTTTACCTTTTTTTCAGAACTACATATTTCATTTATGAACGTTTCAAAGCGAGGTTTTAAAAAGTTTATATATTTTTGATCGTTTTCTTCAATTGATTTATTTGGAGATGCAATGTTAAATTGATTGCGATCGAGTGATATATTTTTTTGTTTGGCTCCATATTGTTCATAGGTAAAATCGATATACATTCGTTTAGACTGATCTGATTGTTTATCATTATTGCTAGATACGATGACCTCTTTTTCATATTCCAAAAATTTTATTATATATGCGTGTAAGTTTGTAGTGTCTTTGCGACCAACTACATATTCATCTTCATATATAGTTTTCAATATATTAAAACGACTTTGTTCGGTATGGTTACTACTTATTTCTTTTATTATGTTATCGATACACGTTATATCAAAATATGAATATTCTCGAATCTCTTTATCTTTAAAAAAAGTCCTAAAATCACTCATTTATCTTACATTATGTATAGATTAAATAAAATTTTCCTTATATAATCCTTTGTGTATATACATATCTTGAAATTCACTTTTAGAAGTATTTTTTTGTTTTTGAGAACGCGCTTGTTTGAGTAAATCAATCGCATCGTTTATTTCTTTATTCGTAATTTGTTTTTCATCATCACTTTGCATTTTATCCAAATATTTTTGAGGAATGATACAATACATGCTATTGTTATTGAACAAATAGTCAGCAAATAACATAAACACGCAAGTTAAAATAAGTGCAATGACAATATCTCGGGTTCCCATCCACAATATGGCAAATACTAATATTTGTCGTCCAAGTGAATATTTCAAATATTCTTCTTGACTTGTACTTAATCCTAATGTGACATATTTAGATGATATATTAAGCGTTAAAATAATAACACCCGTAAAAAATTTACTACTATTCAATGTATAAATATGATCTATAAAGGAGCGATACATTGTACGATTTTGCACCTGATTCTTTTTTTTGGTTTCTACCTTGGATTTCATTAATATATACAAATAATTAAAATTTAGAAAAAATTTTATCTTTTTATGTTAAGAAGACTATGAGTTTAGCCTATTATGCAAGTCCAATAGATTTTCAACAAAATGAGTTGATGGAGCAAAAAAGAAAGGACTCACAAAAGAATAAATTAAACTTAAATGTACTGAAACAAATTTCGCAACCCAAAGAAGAAGAAATTAAAGACATTCATAATAATATGGGACAAGAATTAAAGGATGAAAACGACCAAATTTTAGCAGATTTCTATGAAAACGAGGTAAAAACAGATTTAAAAACAAGCATTCAAGAAAATCAATTCGTACAAGATACCTATCATAATGAAAACGTGAAAACCGATTATTTAATCTCGAATAACGAAAATGCAAATAAAGTGTCTAATTCTTATTCGTCTTCAAATAATGAAATATTACTTCAAAAACTGAATCATATTATTGATATGTTTGAGGAACAAAAAGACATTCGTACAAATCAGAAAAATGAAGAAACCGTTTTATATTGTTTTTTAGGTATATTTGTCATTTATGTATTAGATTCATTTGTATCCATTGGAAAATATAAACATGGTTGATTATTGTTTTTGAAAGACAAACATACTTTCGTATGGTGAAAAAGAAACGGTTTCAACTAAAGAAAATTGACTTTCTTTAGCAAGTGTCTCAATATACTCCTTTTTATAAAAATAAAGATCATGTTTATTTTTTCGTTCTTTACCTTGGTCCTTAATTGTTTCTATTAAAGAAAACGATTCGTTAGAATGTTCCTTAAATTCGTTTGTATACATACTATATATACGAATTTTACTGTTTTCATTTTTTTTTAAAAACCCTTTTTTTAGATCTTCTTTATGATGATAAAACGGGACAAATAAATATCCTTTTAAGATTAACCATTTATGACAATTGTAAAATAATGATTTCAAGTTGGATAAATAATAGATTTCATTATCAATAATGGATATATGCGTAAATTCATTTTCATCAAATACGTGTGGATTTGTATCTACATTTGGAATATAATCGTATATATGATCTTTATAATGATGTTTGCATACTTGAACGATGGATTTTGATTTAGAAACCGATTTCGTTTTCATGTTCTTTTTCAATAATTCGTTCATGTGACCGCCATGTTTGATACCAATACATAAATGATTGTTATACACATTATTTATATGATTTAACATGGATTTACATAATTGTTCGTAATAAGGGGACTGAAAAAATAAGTCGTCATGATAAAAACTATAAAAATCGTCATAAATTGAATCGTAACCAGTAGCATCTTTATAATGAGGTTCATTTGTTTCAAAGCATTCTTTTTGATTACGATGTTTAAAGACAAATAACAAATAACAAATCACCAATAAGATAATAAGTATTTCACATATATTCATTCTATATAAAAGAATTATATTTTTTAACATTGTTTAAATACGATAAAGTAATCTATATGTTTTCTATGTTTCATATATATGATTTTAATAGAGGACTCACGCAATCAATTTAAAACATCCTCTTTTTCTAATTATAAGAAAAGAGAAGTATCCAAAAATCTGATCTTAGCCATTTATTATGGAAAACAAGAAGAAACCTTTTTTTGGACGTTTGAAATGCTATGTTCCAATATGCTGTTAGAATTGTGGAATAGTTATTTTATATTAATGAGTAAATACATTCATGTATATAACCCAAGGTTACCTCTTTATATTGTGAAAAAATACAATGATTTTCGTGAAATTGCCATGAAATATGAAAATGATTTTCGTTTGCGAAATGATTCCAACATTCGCATGTTATTTGGTACTATTTCATTAATACTTTGTTTTTCTCAAAAATTTACTATATTAGATGACATTGTGTATAAATTTAATTTTCAGATTGAAAATTTATATGAAAATTTAAAGGCACCTCATATTAAGTACATTGATTTTGTGTATTTACAATCTGATCCAAAGGAATTCATTATTCCATATAACGAACTGATATATCATCTACAAGAAACGGAACAAAAAACGAATATTCATTTTTGGATCAATTGGATCATTCAATATGATATCTTATGTAGGAAAAAAAAGATGGTTATTTTGTGTCAACAACGAGACATTTTTATGGATAAAAATGACAAACTCTCTAAAAATATTATTTGGATCATATGGGATATTTTACTCAAAATGAGTAAAAAACAGTCACATTCTGAAGTAAACAAAATTATTCACGCATTATTTGATTTATTTACCATTAAATATACATTATCATGCAACAAATCTCGTATTCATATTATTTATCATAGTATAGAACTTCTTTTATTAAAGAATCGTGTAGATTTTTCGGTGGAACTATTGAAACAAAAAGAAATGTTAGCAACTCTAGAAGATAATATTCAAGTTATATTTGAACAAATAAAGAAACATGAAGTAAATGTAATTGATGATTCAAAAATGACAAAACAAGAAAAAAAGTTTGATTTGTATAAAAACATTTATAATAATTTATCAACGTAATATATATTAATGAAAAATACAATTCAAGATACGGTAAAAGAAGTATATAATACAAATAACAACAAGAGTTCATCTTTTCGAAAAAACGTCCATAATTTTAATAGTCGTCTTTCTTCAAACAATGTAAACATAAAAAAGAACAATAGTTCATTGAATACAACCAAAAAAAACACATCATCCAATGTGACTCCATCATCCACAAGTGTAGCAGGTTTATCCGGAATCGCTGCATTAGAAACAATGAAGTCTATACCAAGTTCTTCGTCTTCGCAAGGTTCATCAAGTTCCATATTATGGGCGTTTATCATTGTTATTTTAGTATTAGGGCTACTATCCGTACTTGTTTTTGTCTTTAAAGAGGATATAAAACCTCATATACAATCCTTTTTTGAAAATGAAGATCACACAAAAAAGGTAAAGGCCCTTGAAAGTAAAGTAGAAGAAGAAGTGAATAAGAGAACATCATTGGAAAAGAAAATGTCTACTATTCAAAAGAATCAATCTTCTAAAACAAAAGACAAAACCAACTCTACAACACAAGCTCCTAGTGATTTAAAACAACAATATAGTTCCTCTTCTATTGTCGGGGAAGATGGTTATTGTTATATTGGTACCGACAACAACATGCGTCAATGTGTAAAAGCATATGCAGGGGATATATGTACGTCCGGTGATACGTACAAACGTATGGACGATTGTTTAATACCTAAATTAGAAGGTTCGAGTAATTGTACTTTTGCTTAAAGTGAACTAAAAAAAGGAACGCTACTTGTTGTTTTGCATGTTTGAGATTCCTTTAATTTTTTTAGACGAGAGCTTGATATGGATCCATGGGTAGAAGCATAAGCATAAGACCCTTTTTTTGTCTTTTTATTTGGACTGGATGACGTATTGGAATATTTCAATACTTCTTCTTTACGTCGCGCCGCAAGTTGATCATAAGTATAACTATCAAAATCAACAGATTGTCCTTGATCTCGACCACTAATATCTGGTGTCACGATTTGATCTCCTGTTTCTCGGGTTTTTAAATACCGAAGTCCTTGAAGACTATCTCGTGATGCAGTTGGATCACTTAACCACTCCCATACATAATTAGGGTCAGTTGTGGATAAAAAAGAAATATCTTCTACATTCGTATCACTACATTTTTCAGAGAATACAATACTAGTAGTCATTTATACTAGTATTATATTTTAGCAACTTTACAAGGAGTTAACTTCTCCATACATAAATTGTCTTTTTTTTCATTAAAATTCACTATACAATCATGATATTCTGGCATTTTATGCTTCATACAAAAGCATTTATGACAATGAGTACATTCAAATAAAATGAGCTCTTTTTTGGCACAATGCTTGCATTTCTTCTTTTGAATCGGCATTTGTGAAATATAGAAATATGATATTATGAACCAAACATTTCAATTTTTATGGATCCTCCTTTGGAAGTTCTTCGTCCTTTGAACCACTTTCTTCCTTTGGTTCGGCTTCTTCTGGAATCGTTTCTGGTGATGGTTTTTTATTATTTTTTAACTGACTTAATCCGTGATCCGTTTGGGTAGTGACAATATTATCTCCTTCAAACAATTCACTTTTAATGTCTTCCATGGTGGCGTTGACTCCTAGATTCTTTTCAGTAGTATTCATGTTTTCAATGCTTACAAGTTCGCCCTTTTCATTGATCGTTTGTGTAAGTTTATTCCCATGTTCTTCTGCGGATTTCAGATTTTCATCAATCGCTTGGAGCTTGGATTCCTTGAGTCGTTGATCGAATACATCCTTTGCTTTTTCTTCATTTTTCGTCTTTTCATGCATGAGTTCATTCAATTCACTTTCCAAATATTGAACGTTGCCGGTCTTATAAGCATCTGGATGAAATGGAACCCAAATGCCAACCGGTCCAACATATACATCATGATTTGGATCCATTTCCCTTAGCATTTTACAACGCAATTCCGCCTCTTGTTGGGTTGGAAACACACCGCGTACTTTGATACCTCGCACGGAAGTTTGAAACCCATTTTCCTTGATATATTGTTCATCCAATGAGGTTTCGTTTTTATCCAAAAAGTTTTGATAATCTCCACGAATATCATGATACATGTCATCCTTTTCTCCGTCGACAAATTGTTTCAGTTCTTCCATCATTTCATCATTGTTGATACCATATTTAAAAGACAAATAATTAGAATACTTGGTCAACAATTCTGCATTTTTATTAAATGAATATTGTTTAGTAAATTCTTGAAACAAGAACTGATCCTTATTTTCAATAATCTTTTCCGGAGAAACAAAAGACAAACACGCAAATTTCTGTTCCGCAATCGGTTTATCTTCATCTAGTAAATCAATCAGTTTAGACATACTTTATATAACATTTATATCTCAACTATTTATATATTTTTTTTCTATTTATATATTATAAAATTTACAGATGAACTTGAATTTTCAAGAAGTATTAAAGCGTGTGATTAAATATCTTGTAGAAGGTCTCATGGTTGCCATTGCTTGTTATGCTATTCCTAAAGCTTCCTTAAAATTAGACGAAATTGGTCTCATTGCTCTTACTGCCGCGGCAACATTCTCCATTTTAGATACCTACATTCCTTCCATGGGTGAAACCGCGCGCACTGGTGCTGGATTCGGTATTGGTGCGAACCTTGTCCGATTCCCCGGAGGATTTTAAATTTAATTAGTATCAATATTTTCTAAAATTAATATAATGAGTTTCAATACGTATTATATTAATTTAGACAGTCAACCCTTGCGAAATAATGAAACAAAAGAAGAATTAGAGAAGACTAATTTAATCTATATACGATTTCCTGGAATAGATGGTTCAAAAGTAAATAAACAATCATTAGTCAACGATGGATACATTTCTTCGTTTTGTAAATCAATTGGTACATCTAAAATGATTGGACTAGGTATAAGTCATATTAAATTGTATGAATATATCAAAGAAATCGATACGCATGACTATGCCTTAATCCTAGAAGATGATATTTTGATAACCAATCCAAATCTTGATTATACAAAAGAAATCAATGACATTGTTGCCTTGTATCAAAACAAAGACCCTCAATGGGATATCATTCGTCTTCATTCCATGGGGTACGGTATGGGTTCAACCGCTGCTTATATTGTCAATCTAAAATACATAGAAAAATTCACTTCTATGAATTTACATTATCATATTGATATACAACAGTCCTTTTCTTATAATGTTATCAATTTAAATACCCTATTCAATACAAGAGATCACATGATTACTTACAAAAATCCGATTTATAACTTATATTTTGACAATCAAAAAATAGGATTTTATGTGAATAATGCAGCATTTGTGATATTCTCCTATGTTGTCTATTTCTACCACATCTTTTGGGCGTTTGTCTTTATTATCCTATTTTATATCATCATAAGGGTGTTTCGATATTTAAAGCGTAGGAATATAATCCCATTTTAATTCATCGCAAATCTTTTTCCAAATTTCGTCTTGTTCTATCTTTTTTTGTTCCTTTAGCATGGGAAAATGAGGCAAGTACTTTTTTTCGCCCAACAACTCACAGAGTTTATACAAGGTATAATAATAATTCAGGAAATTCACGCGATCAGTGGGGCAAAATTTAGCATATGGAATCTGAATATCAATAAATAAATTACACAAGGTTTCTTCTAATTGAGGACTCATAATGGGGGGCTTGATTCCCAATTTGTCTTTGATAAACGTGATGTGCTCATAATATTTATTATATTTCAGTTTTTTTAGGATTTCTTTTGTCTTCTTATTGGTCAACTCTTTTAATCCGATTCTCTCTTTTTTGATTTGATTCTTGATGTTTTCAATGATTTCCAATGGAATTTCCGTCGTTTCTTTTGCTTGAAATTGAGCCAATATTTCTTTAAAGTGATTAATGCGACGATAAGCATAAAAAGAGATTTCTTTAGGAGGTTCTTTATAGGTCGGTTTGTCGTTGTGGATTAAGTATTTTATAAACACATGGCAATGATTACAAATAAGTACCCCATCACTGGAAGATTGAATCATTTCTCCCTTGTTGCATTTCGTACATATTTCCACATTTTCATCCGGATTTAAATACTCTTGGTGATATACATCAAAATTATTCTTTCGCATATAGGTTTCAATACAGTGATTGTATTCTCGCTCATTCATCATTTCATTATTTCTTGTTTTATCAAAAAATCGATGTATGAGTTTTTTGGGATTGTTATTTGTTTCAATATCCTTTTTGATTTCAAAATATTGAAACAAGTCATTATAATTTTCCAGAAAATAATCATTGATTTTACCTTCATATTGTTTTATTTTTTTTCTATATTTCTCTATTTTTGATTCATATTGTTGTTTTTTTTCCGCATTTGTCTCCTGTTCTAGTTTCATTTCATAATCTGAGATTTTCAACATTAATGAATCAATACAATGTTGTTCTTTTTTTTCAAAATGTTCCAATTTAGTGGTAAACAATTGATCCAATGTATGTTTATTTTTTTTCATATATTCTATTTTATGTCAGGTTTTTAAATTTTTAATCCTTCATATTAATAATGCATATTGACATGAAGGAACGAAGTCCAAAAGAATGGAGTAAATTAATTTTTATTTGTAATGCAATTGAAGACGGTTGGAGTGTCAAAAAAAAGAATGATGTATATGTATTTTCAAAGCATAAAGGTAAGGAAAAACAAGTATATGAAGAAAAATACTTGGAGAAATTTATTCAAAAATATTTTAAATTGAATTAATTAAGGAATTTCTTTTTTTTTTTCTTTTACTAATGTATAAAAAAAAACCATGGGAGGAGGATTGATGCAACTAGTCGCTTACGGCGCCCAAGATGTATATCTTACGGGCAACCCACAAATCACATTCTGGAAGGTGACCTACCGTCGCCACACTAACTTTGCCATGGAATCGATCGAGCAAACTTTCAACGGCCAAGCTGATTTCGGTCGTCGTGTAACATGCACTGTGTCCCGTAATGGTGACCTTGCGTACCGCACATACCTTCAAATCACTCTTCCTGAAATCGGTCAAACTCTTGCGAACGAACAAGGCGATGTTTATGCTCGCTGGTTAGATTTCCCAGGCCACCAACTCATTGAGAACGTAGAAGTTGAAATCGGAGGTCAACGCATTGAGAAACAATACGGTGACTGGATGCACATCTGGTGCCAACTTACCATGCCTGGAAATCAATGGTCGGGCTACAACAAGATGATTGGTAACACCACTCAACTTACATTCGTAACGGATCCTTCGTACGCTGACGTAGATGGTCCTTGTGACTCGGAGGCTCCTCGCCAAGTTTGCGCTCCTCGTAATGCGCTCCCTGAAACCACTCTTTACATACCTCTTCAATTCTGGTTCTGCTCGAACCCAGGTCTTGCTCTCCCTCTTATTGCCCTTCAATACCACGAAGTCAAGATCAACCTTGACCTCCGTGCCATTGATGAGTGCCTCTGGGCTGTTTCGGAACTCGGGGCTGGTGGTGAAAAGGTTTCGGCTGCTTACTCGCAATCGCTTGTGTCGGCCTCGCTTTACGTAGACTACATCTACCTTGACACGGATGAGCGCCGCCGCATGGCCCAAAACCCACACGAATACCTTATTGAGCAACTTCAATACACGGGTGCGGAATCGGTTGGTTCGTCGGCAAACAAAATCCGCCTCAACTTCAACCACCCGTGCAAAGAGCTCGTATGGGTCGTTCAACCAGATTGCCACGTTGATTACTGCTCGTCCTTAACAGGTGGTGATCTTCTATTCAATGCTCTTGGCGCCCAACCATTCAATTACTCCGATGCCGTTGATGCTCTCCCTAACTCCCTCAAGGCGTTCGGTGGTCCTATGTCGACGTCTTCGGTCATCGACCCCGCTACTGACCTCTTTGCGCAAGGCGATGCTGCGGATGGGATGAGCCCACTTGACCCAGGGTATGCGACTCTCACTGCCCCAGTTTCCTCGTCTGTTTCGGACGCCGGTACCTTCGTGCTCGCCGAAACCTCGCTTCACATGCACTGCTGGGGTGATAATCCAGTTGTTACCGCCAAGCTTCAACTTAACGGCCAAGACCGCTTCTCGGAGCGTGAAGGTGGTTACTTCGACAAGGTTCAACCATGGCAACATCACTCGCGTTCTCCTGACACCGGCATCAACGTTTACTCGTTCGCCCTCCGCCCAG